CCTTCAGTAGAAACCTCTACCCAACCAATACGAGAAGAATCTGATCCAGATACTTCGTAGTAGTCTTTCATGATAATAGGCTTGTTCTTGAACGTTTTAAAATCAGGCTCGTTAGCAGTTCTTGCTGAAGCGCTAGCTTGAGCAGTAGTAGTAACGTTACCAAAGTAAGAAGAACCTTTTCCATACTCAGAACCATAAACTAAGATAGTTGTTGCATCAGCATCAGTCTTTTGAGTTAAATTAGCTTTGCTATAAGGAGCGACGTCTAACGTAGCACCATTAACTTTAACTACTAAGCATTTGAAAACACCGTCAGAGTTAGAAACAATAATAGTATCGTTAACTCTAACACCGTGAGCAGTAGCTGTAAATCCTGAAGTACCGTCAATGTCGTTTTCAATAGCGACCTGAGAAGTAGCTCCATTAGAGTCGTAGTTTATACCACCAGCAGCAGTAGCTACATTACCTGTATAAGATAAGTGTAAACGACCTTGCTCTGACCAAATAACTTGATCAGCAGTCATAGCCTCTTCAGCTCCAACTTGCGCTAAAAATCCTGAAATAGTTCTTGGGCCGAAAACTTCAGCCTCTTTTTCCATTAGGTCTGGAACATATTGCTGTCCCCAACCTGTACTAGACATTAAGTCTAAATAGTTCGTTGCTAACGTCTGCTTTTGTGCTGCAGGCACGCTGTTCAACGAATCACCATTTGTAATTGCCATTTTTTTATAGTTTTAAATGGGTTAATAATTATTTTCGTTTATTAATTTTAAACTTAAAATCAGAAGAATTATCTCCTAGCACCCTAACTTTTATACCGCCACCCTCAAACTCTTTATGATTTTGTCTAGGCGTCATGTCTACGTTTTTAGACTTAGCAACACTTTGCTTTAAAGCATCAGCTTTACCTTGCTCGTAGAAATGTTGAGCTATAGCATCAGAGTTCATTGCCGAGTACAAAGCTTTATGATAACCTTTAGCATCTGACATTGTTCCGTCTTTGTTCAAAAACTTTTTGACAAAGTTGTTAATGTCGCTTTGGGTTTCTTTAACCTTTGTAGCATCTTTTACATTAAATCTATATTTCTTTTCTCCAACGTTGTATTCAAAACCTTTGAATTTGTCAGTAAAGACTGAATTAGTCTTTTTAAGAAACGTAGATTGTAGTGCTTCACTAGCTTCTGATTCCTTGTTATATCGATTAAAAAAGTCTACAGCTTTCTGTTGTTCTACAGTTAGCTTTGAACCAGCTTTAATCTCATCGTAATACTTAGACTTTTGCCCGTCTAAATAGGCTTTCGCTTCGGCAACTTGCTCTTTGTAAGCGATTTTCTTTTTTCTTATATCTCTCTCATCATCTACGTCTTCATCGTAAGAAAAGTTTTCGTTTAATAAAAACGATCTTTCTTCTGCGTCAAGATGAGGTTTAGTTAACTTATAATATTCTTTCAAAGCCTCATCACCATCCATTTGGCTGTAGTCTTTGTTAAGTTTAACATAGTCGTTTATGTCACCACCAGTCTCTTCCATAAAATCGACTAACTTTTGAATGTTTTCTGGCAATGGTTTTCCAGTTGCTTCTGCTTGAGCTATAGCTTCTTCAACCTGCTCAACAACTTCTTCAACCTCTTCGTCAACAACTTCTTCTAGTACTGGAGCTTCTTGTGTTTCACTTTCCTCTTGTACTTCTTCTTGCTCTGGTGAGGTGTCGGCACTTTCATTGCTTCCAACCACTCTTGCCTCGTCAGCTCCGTCATTTTCAGTTTGGTCTTCTTCATTGGTCTTAGTTTCTACAGGTGCATTTAAGTCAACTTTAATAACGCTGTCATCTCCAGCACTTTCAAACTTACTTTCATCAACCTTGTTTGTTTCTTGTGTAGTTTCTTCTACTACGTTTTCATTTTCTTCCATAATATAATATAAAATAATTAATAAATTTACCTAGGCGTAAACGCTTCTAAGTCAAATCCACTTCCAGTACTATCATTACCTGCAGATTCAAAGTTTTTAGGTGATTTACCTTTATTTCTTTGGTCTATAAGCTCTGATTGCTGCGAAGCTTGTATTTTAGTTCTTTCGTCTTTACGATCTTCTTTTGTTTTTTCTTTTTGAGATAAATTGTCAGAGTCAGCTTTTCTTAACTGCATGTTGTAAGAAAACTCAACTTCCATTAATTGTTTTTTAGCTTCTATTTCTTGTTGCATTTTTTGAGCTTCAAGTTGAGCTTTGTGGCTTTCTAACTGCATTTTGCTTTGAGTAAGGGCTTGCTCTTTTTGAACCTCTACTTGAGCTGCCTGTTGAGCCGCTTGAGCGTTAGACTTTGTTTGAGCCTGTATATTTTCTAGCTGTAAAGCTCTATCTCTTTCTTGCTTTTTCTTTCTACGTATTTTAAGAAGTTGATTGGCCAACTTTATATTTCTTATCTCTCTTAGGTCTATAGCATCTTCTAACTCAATATTTTGTTGCTGCAGCGCCATTTGAATATTATTTTCTAGCTTTGCTTTTTCTTCTTCATCTGGCATTAGCTCTAAGAATATACCAAAATCATACATATGTAATTCTTCAAGCTCCTCTAGTGTAGCCACGTTGTGTGCTCCAATAGCTTGTATAAAAGCGTCCTTTGTTGGAGAATATTCTAGTACATCAGATATTCTAAGCGATAAACACTCGCAGGTGTCAGCTGTTAAGAATAAACCAGCTTGTAGTATATGTCTTGTTGCTGTGTTACTATTTGCTGCCGCAAGCTTTTGAACACCTACTAAAGCGTTTTTGTCTGGCATGCTACCATCTCTAGCTTCGTTAAGGCCAGTCACATCACGTATCATTTGCAAGTAGTAGTTGTAAGTCTGTATAAGACTCTGCATTTTTTGCCCGCCTGAACTTGACTGTATTTCTTGAATAGGAACTTTACCAGGATTCATATCGCCTTCAGAAGTAAATGACCTACCAATAACAGAACCTGTTTGGAAGAACATGTTTAAAGCTTCTTGTGGGTTGTAGTTTGTGCCATTACCTAAATCTATTTCAGCTAAACCATCAGCGTCTAAATAAACTCCGTCTGGAACTAATCTTGACATTACTTGCTGTAGTTTTAAGTGAGTAAGCTGTATCATATCAGCAAAACCAGTAATACGCTTAACCAACGATTCTATTTTGCCATTGTACATTCTAGGAGCTACAATAGAATAATTCATTTTAACTTTAGTAAAATCGCTTTTTGGCCTCATCATATTTCTAGCCATCTCCCACTTAACAAGCTTTTTAGTTCCTAGTATTAAAACTCCATCATACAAAACCTCAACGGCTCTTTGAAGCTTGAAGTAGTCTTCAGCTTCATTAGGAGGGTTAAATGTGTCGTCTTTTTCTATAACTTTTTCAGCTCCAGACCCTACTTGTTTAACCTTGTAAACCTCGTTCATATAGGTTTTGTAGTTAAAATATAGTACTTGAACTCTATTTATATCATCTTTATCAGAGTTGTATCTATTATGCTTGTTTGTTATATTATAATTAGACTTGTTAGCTATGTCTTCAAGTTCTTCTTGATCTAAGTGTGGGAATTGTTTTGCTAATTCGTTTATAGGTATAGATTTAACTTCACCTACATAGTAAATGTCGTCAAAATAAGGGGAGTCTGTATACGAATAAACAAGGTCAGCTGGATCTACATAGCCTACTGTTATTCCTTCAGATGTTGAAAAGTTATTTTTTACAGCACCTATGCCTAAAACAGCTAAATCGTAGAAAAATCTTTTTTTAGTTAATTCGTATTTGTTACCGTCTAGCAAAACGTTTAAGGCTTGTTCTTCAGCTAACTCTACAGCTTGCTTGTAGTTAAGCTGCATGTGAAGCTGTAGCTCTTCAATTGTTTGAGGTAAAACAAGCTCTTCACTTTCTCTTAAATCTAAATTAAACTGAGTAGAAACTAAATCGTTCAAATCCTTAAACTCCATGTCGTCCATAATTGACTCCATGTGCTTAGTTCTTTTAGCGACTCCATTAGGATCTTGAGAGTACGCTTTTATATCGTAAGTTCTTTCGGCTATGCCGTTTACTACAATGTCAACGAATTTAGGTATGATAGGAACTGGGCTCCAATCTAAGTTTAAGTAAGACAAGTCTCCGTTTATAGATAATTCATCTTTGTATTTTTGTATAGACTGCTCACCTCTAGCATATAATCTTAGCCTGTGGAAATCGTTTAAGTTGCTTCTATACTTAGCGTTAGTTGCATCATCATCAAACCACTCTTGTTCTATAGCTTTTGCAACTTTTAAACCGTAATCATAACTAAGCTTTTCAGCGTCGCTTACGGTTTGACTTGGAAAATAATTCTTTATAACAGACTCTGCCATACTTATTTTATTAATTTAGATGTATTACCATTGTTAGTATACCTTGCAATGTTTAAATTTAACGCTGGCTTTTCTACTTCAGCGTGAGGTCTATATAAGTGTCTATTGCAAGCCATTATAGCTAAACCAGAACTTATTGCGGCATCAAACTTTGTACGTTTATTTATATCAAACCTACTCCATTCGTTTAATGTTTGGTTAAAGTATATATTACCGTAAGT